TACTTCTCACTTTGCTACGACACCTAGAAACGGCGAACTATGCACTCCGGGGACAAGAGGATGTCCCTGCTCTAATCAAGCGCGGAGTAGACCTGTTCGCTAACAACGACGAATTCGAGTTCCTCTCAGCCGACCTATCTGCCGCTTCGGACTACTTAACCCACAAGGTGAATCAAGCAGTCTGGAGTGGCATCTGGGACGTCCTCAAGGAAGAGTTCCCGGCCCACTACCAATGGGTTGGGAGCACCCTCATAGGGGAGATGATCCTTGACCAAGAATCATTTCCCGAAGGACTCGAAGACTATCAGGGCCAGACTACGAAAAGAGGAGCTCTTATGGGACTCCCCCTCGCGTGGCCCATCCTGACCATCGTTAACGACTGGGCAGCTACCCGGGCTCAACCACCCGGAACTGCAAAGTCCTTTGTTACCTGTGGAGACGATATGGGTGCGGCGTGGACAAAATCCGCGTCGGCCAGGTACCTCGAAAACCTTCACCGGATTCGACTGGTGCCGAACCTCGCAAAGTCATTCCGCTCAGAGAGCGGTCTGATCTTTGTTGAGCGTCTCTTTCTCCTCGAACCCAAGGCCCGAATCGAACGACTACCCAAACTACCAACCGGACCGGGGGCAACCCCAGTTCCGGATCCAGATCCCGACATACTACTCCACCGACGCATTTCCCGCTGTCCCCGCCCAACACTGTCTGCATTAGCCAGTGCCAAGAACGTGTTCAACGAGAAATCCACCGCACCAATCTGGCTCACCTTACCTGCCACACTCCAGAAAGAGTACGAGGACGCCGCTCCTGGGTGGCGCAAAGAGAGAACTCTCTACGTCGCCCGGAAGCTGCATCCTGACGCCTTCCGGATGTACGAACAGTCAGGCATGCCTCTCCACTGGCCTCAAGCCTTAGGCGGCTGGGGTCTACCTGGGTTGCCCCAGGCCCCTAAGATCTATCGGAAGGCAGCCGCAGTCGTCCTAGCAGGAGACTACGACGTCGTCCGACAAATCCGGCGCACGTTCATCCTCCAAGGTGCCCCAGAGGCAAGTCGGGCAAAGCTCGACCTGGCTCTGGGGAAACTAGAAGAGGAAGCCCTGTACGCCCCGGGACATGAACACCCAACCATAAAGCAGACAGAAGCCGAGCTGACCGAAAGGGTCACCACGTTCCTCCATCTGCTTCAAGACAAGAGTGCCGTTTCCCCCCATCCTTCGATGGGGTCCATTGCTAGTCGTGTCAGACGAATTATCACGAAAGAGTCCTCCAAGTGGGGATCCGTTAAGCCAATTGGCGAAGCG